TAATGTATTGTTCAGCTTGTGCCTTAGGTAAGTTGCCGACGTCAATGTAAAATACTAATTTTTCTGGAGCTCTAGTAATGCCATATACTGTAGCAGCATCTTCCAACATATTTAAAACATTTAATGGCTTAATTGCTTTATGTAAATACGATAACGCCAATCCTTCAGAGTCAAATATACCAGAATTACTATAGATAATATTTTCTGGTTCATATTTCAATTTAATTTCATCGTCATCAAATAAATAGTATTCAGAATCATCATCGATGACGTATTGAATAAATTTGGAATCAATTTGTTCTATACTTTCGATTCCTTTGGTTTTATCATACGTGACATGAAAGAATATTCTGCCATCAACATACCATTTTTTAAAATATTCATCTCCATAATCTGAGAAATTAATAATTTTAATTATTGTTTTGAATTCTTCTGTTATAGCCTCTTTAATTTTATCATTAACATCGTAACGAGTAATATCAATAGTAATTGCTTCGTATTCTGAATTGTATACAATGGCCTCATCGATAATGTCTGATATAGCCAAATCACATTCAGCTGTTTGTGATACCATTCGATATTGTTCAACTAGCTCAGAAATATTTCTCCATCGAATATCTGCGTCAAACTGTGACATACCAAATGCAGACTTAGATAATGAAATGGCACCATCATTAATTGATTTTGGTGGTGCCTCTACAGCTTTTTTAAAAAATCCTCTACTAAATAAATTCATTTAATCCCTCCTTTAGGATTAATATGCCCTATGTGCCTGCATGTTTCCATAAACTATATGCAACATTCAAGTTAAATACTGATGGTTCTGCACCATTTGCCCAAGTCACTTCGATACCGTCAACAGATATTGGAAAAGCTGATTCCAATGTAACGATTCCAGCTTCAATCGGATTCCCGGCTCTATCGAATGGAGTAATAATGAAATCAGCAGTTAAATTACCTTCTGCTAAACTTCTTGAACCAACGCCGGTCTGTCTGCCTTGAATCAAATCAATCCAACCGATAAACGCGGCTCTTAGTGCCATAGATTGATTATTATAAATCTCAAAGGATACATCTTCTGGAGGAGTCATATCACCAGGAACTTTGAAAGTCCTATTCATATAACTAATATCGTTCGTACCAATTGCTTGACCAGGAATAGTTGCCTTCTTACACATGAATTTGAAGTCTGTATCAATTATACCTTTAATTGCTGCATTGGTATTAGCTATAGTTACTTCAAATAGATTTGGTCGATAAAAATCCTGTTCAAATGAACTTTTTTTAAATGCACTTACGTTAAATGATGACATATTTAGATTGCTCCGAATAATTCACTGAATGATACGCCACCTTTAGTAGCAACAAAATTCAATGTGATAAAATTAATTGATTTGGATGGTCTAATAAATACACTAGCAACAAATTGATTGTTATCAATTACCTGATCAGTATTATTAGATTCATCACATAGAACCATAAAATCTATGATTCCTCTTTTTACTTTAATTCCTTCCAAAAAACTAGAAACAGAAGCAGTAAAATCTGTTCTAACATATGAATCGTTGAAATTAAATGGTAACGGTTTAGCGAATAATTCGACGGCACTTTCAACTACCAGAAATAAACGTCTCACGTTTATACGATCAAAAGCGGATGCGACTGACTGCATCGTTTTATCACCCCAAAGAACAACACCATCACCAGGAAATGATACAACAGGATTGATCTGTGATAAATATAAGGTATCTCTATGAGTTTCCTTAGGATTATATGCCAACTTAATAACACCTTTAATTTGACCACGTTCTAATCCTGCAGGTGACCACCAAGGATCTTTTTCGTTATCAGTAACTACACAACAACCAGCAACATCACCCGACAAATTCACCCAACGATTAATATCATTGTATTTGTCATATTGAAATTTGAAATTACCATCGATTGCTGCATAACTACTACTTCCTAAGGAATCTCGAAATGTCACCATGTCGGTAACGGCTGTTCCTGCAAGTTTACCTACAACAGTATTTTTATGTGGGGAAAGTAAAGCAAAACAATCTTTTCTCTTTTCGGCAATCTCGTCCATAATATGTTTTTGAACGTGAACATGATCTGCCTCTGTCGCAAGATCAGCAGTTGCTCCACCGATCAACAAATTAACTAAAACACCTTCTTCTAAATATTGATCCCATGCATCTGTCCAAGAACCCTTAGTTAAATTTCCATCAATTCCATTAGCCAATGGCAAGGTTAAATAATTATGAACATCGGAGGAGGGCTGGCCGAGGTCAACATCAAACGATAAGTCTTTAGTGTTCATATAAATTACGCTAGAATTCTTATTGATGATGTTATCAATAAAATCACTATTTCCGGCAAAGTCTTTATGGCCTGAATTGGTATTTCCAATATATCGTTCAACTGTTCCATCAGGAGAAGTAACAAAAACTGCAATTTCATCGGCACTTGGTTTAATTGGTAAACTATTCCATAAACTTGCTAAGCCTTCAACTGCGTCAACTGCGTCAACGCCGGCGGTATTACCAACAGCGGCAACAGCAAGAGTACCATTTAATTCTTCATCTGTTGGATGATTGAATCCGTCACACAGGGTAACTACAATATCATTTCCGAATGTTCCTGGGGATTTTGCTCTAATTCCCATATATTCAAATGATTCAGGATCGCCCGTTTCATATGCATCTTCATTAATAATTAAATTGGCATCGGCACCAGTACTGCCTGGAATTTGAACATATGCATTAATTGCGGATGAAGAAAGTGCACGAACAACAGTAACGCTGCTGCTATATTTTAAGAAGTTCGCGGCGGTGAAAAATGACTGTGCGGTGTCATTATCTGGTTTTCCAAAATAATTAACAAGTTCGTCTTCGGATGTGATATTGATTCTAGTATTTGCTGGTCCTTGTTTAAAATATCCAACAGTACCTGCCAAAGAAGAAGGTCCGCTAGAAATAGTTGTCGAAAAATCGTGTTCTTTTGCTTCTATACCAGGTGAAAATAATGCCATTGTATAAGTCCTGTCTATGTTTATGAAAAATTTGAAACTATATATTCAATATTGTGACAAAATTGAAACTATATATTCAATATTGTGAAAATTAAAAATTTGCATATTCAAATATTGTGAAAAATTTAAAACTATTTATTATATTTATAGTTTTACCATTTTAAATTATCATCATCCTGCAGATCACCAGTAGTATATAACGATAATAACTCATTAGTCTGTATGTCATATATGTTATTTTTGTAATTTTTTTCTGACAATGATAAATCTTCAAAAGACGGCGTAGATATAAAATATGACATCAGCACCAAATTCATCACTAGATCATCATGCTTGCCGACATCTGCTGCATAGCTGTTACGGAATATTACAAAGGTATATAATTCATGAATAGTATTTTCATCATTGATGATCAATAAACGATTTTCCAATAAATCTTTCAATGTCGAGCAACCAATAGATTTTACCTTTTTTGTCATTCTCACACCTAAATCTCTCACAGATTCAGATATAAGATTGGGATACTCTAAATCATAATTTAGTCCATGTAAAGTAATATGTCCTATATCATTGGATTCTACTAATACATATGCATTATTGTATCGTCTTCCTACATCTGATATGATTTGAGGAAACATAATAGGTGATATATCGTTTTGTTTATATGTTGCTACTTGTTCATAAGGATATTCGGTAATGTCAAATATAGAAAATGTAGAATAGTCTTGACCTTTTCCATACGACACATCAGCAATTAAGAAATATTGATGATTAGGTAAAGCATCTTTATAAATGTATACGTTATTTCTCAACGTATAGGGTTTGGCGACCAAAGACTCTAGAATATCAATTTCAACTAGGGTATTACTTGATCCTAAGAAGGCACACTCGTATTCTTGCAACCATCGTTTATTGCCAATATCATTTATGGTCTTTTGTTTAAATTCTTCATCTCTATCGGGATGATCGTCCCAATTGGCACCCACAGGAAAAAACGTAGAGTCTCCGGATTTAGCATCCATCCATATTTTATAAAAATGATTCAGACCATTGGGAGTTGAGACTGCAATCGTTTTTGTCTTTTTACCTGAAGAAATAACAGGATATGTACTAGCCCAAAAGTCATCCCATTGATTGTTCGGTATATGTGCTATTTCGTCAATGAATAGACATGATATAGATTTGCCTCGTAAACCTGTGCCACTGGATGCGCTCGTTATTATTTTAGAACCATTTTCAACAGTAATATTACCTTTATTCCATTCTAATACGCCCTGTTGTAAGAATTTAGGCAATAATTCAAATGATATTTTAATTCTATCTAATACTTCAATTGCGCCCGCCTTCTTATGGGCTAATACACCAATCGTTTTATTCTCATTAAATAAAATATAATGCAATAAATAGATGACCAATACTGTGGTTTTACCTTGTTGTCTTCCGATTCTACATACAACGTTTCTATTATTAGTAATAGCATTTAATACATTTTTCTGGTAATCGTAAGCCTTCAGTGAAATTATTCCATCATCTACAGATATGATTTTGCAATATGTTTCTCCAAAATATAAAACATCATCTCTACATTTTTCATACTCTTTAATTAAGTCAGGTTTCCAACCAATAGGTTCATTGACTTTTTTTAGTTGTTGATTGCCATTATACCCATTACTCATCTTTATCTTTCAATAGTTTCAACAGTTCTGCACTAGTTATATTGAGAGTATTATTTACGGTTTGGTTTTGGGGTGGTTGAGTATCTTTATTAACATCGAGAAGACTATGTGAAGCTTCGCTAATAGTTTTAATCATACCAGCCGTAACTTCATATATTCTAGCATTAGGTTGTTCTTCTGCTAATTCCATTAAATTATCTAATGCGTGATTTGATTTAATTAATAGATTATGCAAATTTTCTCTAACTAGAGTATAATCGTCATCCATATCTTTTTGTTTATCTTCTGGATGAGACTCTACGTTAACGTGACTAGGCAAGACAGTATCATACGTTGGATGTAATCCAAATGCTTCTGCTATTTTTTCGTCAGGTGTTTTCATATTAAGTCGTCGTGTAAATCAATTGATTATTATTTATACCTGTTTCATGTGTATATACTTGTGCACCAGCTACGTTGAACGCTACGGAATTAGACGAAACGTAGATTAGACGTTCTCGTATGCCTCTAGGTATCCAAAAGGCATCCAAATATGGATTAGTGACAATAGCCACTCCTGATAAATTGGCTGATATTTCACCTTGTATAATTATTCTGCAATTTGCATCTATCTGACAATAATTATCAATACTGAATAGTCCGTCTCCACTATGCCATGCGGCAGATATTACTTTGCATGATGATGTTATATTGGCTTCTATCGATATTTCAGTATATCCGTTAGCATCAACATCAATATAATCGCATAAAACGTTCGCGGCACCATCATATATTTTATTAGCATCAGCGACATACGTGACGTTTTGATTAATATTAATTACGCCATAGTTATCACCAGTACTTGTCGCAGAAATCTCTACCGTATGTTCTAATACAGCTTCACTATTTCTATACATTATACTATTCGCGTCAACCGTATTATATATTCCACTTATGTTTGCTCCGGTAATTTTGAGTATTACTGCGTTACCTTCGATATTGTCAATCGAATTATTAATTTCAGTTGATATTGCTTGTTGAGCAGTATTTGATTCTGCAGAAACTTTAGACGATGCCAAATAATCTCCACCACATATATACCAACCAGGCACAGAAGCAACACTACTTGTGCCTCTCACATCAAATTGGCTAGAATATATGGTATAATGTTTATCGACATTAATTTCAGGTGATAGTTTTATATCTTGCACAATCGTATTATTAATTAATATTCCAGGGGTAACATCAACCGATAATGAATTTCTTAAACGATAGGTTATACTGGGTTCCCACAAATTTGCGGTTGCACCAATAGATATCGTACTATTTGTTAGGGTATTAGGAAATGCCGATTGAATGATGTTGGACAAGGCATCAACCGTTGTCATGTGGTCTAGGTCAAAATCTCCAGAAGTGTCAGTAGAACCCTTAGCAGTTACATATGATTTAATATTGTTAATTAATGCATGAGCAGATTTGTATGTATAAGAGTCTGCTACTATTTCAGAATACACATATTGAGGTTTTTTCTCTAGTTCGATTATCGCTGATCCCTTGAAGGAACCAGAAGTATATAAATTTATCATGTTAGTATATTAGCCTCTGCTATAAGTCTGGCATATCCGTTAAATTGTATTTGTTGGGTTTCTTCGTACCAATTATCACTTATTAGTCCAAAATTAAGAGTAACTGTATTAATGACTGGACCTTTATCTTTAATCGTTGGAAACAAATTGATCGGAGCGGATAAACTTAATTCCCACAATATTGTGCGTAAATCTGACCCTTCGAATGATCCCTCCCAATTGTCCTGTAAGGTAACACTATTTAACGCCAATGGAACATCTGTGACGATGTCTAGATCATTGGTTTCCATTAGTCGTAAATTATAGTATGGTGTGAATGAAGGTAACAGTTGTTCTAATATCTCTAAACCTTCATCCATGCTTTTCGTGTATATACCAACGTTGAAGTCAACTAGGTATGGAACAGGGGTTAATGATTTTTTTCCATTTTTGACGACAACTTGATTCTTTTGTTGTTGTCGATCAGCATCGTATGAAATGCCCTCCATATTGAATCCTATTCTTGGTAAAAATGTTTGTACTCCCATTTGACTATTTTTTAATTTGGCAACAAATCTATTTTTTGCTGCAAAAGACACAGGTACATTTTTTTTACCTATACTGACATTAAAGGAATTCAACAAACTCCCTAATGCAATTGTGACGTTTCTTAAGTGTTTATGATACATATATATTTTTTACCTTATGAGTGTATCCATATAACATAGATTGGCCATAAATGTTACTTTCAACATTAATATTACATCTACATTTACCATTATATTTAATCTTTGAATCAGATGATAATGTGCATGTTCCATTTATAGTTTCAGTCTCTAATATATGTATATAATACACTACTAGTATTGATAATTTATTAATAAACCCTGGAATAGACTGAATGTGGACATTTGACGATGAAGTAATATCCACAGTCGTTACGCCTTTTATACTAACATTGGGCGATGTTGGCATTAGTGTTTCGTAAATATTATGGGTTACCAATTCGACTGAAGACGATTGAGACGTGGTATCGGCCTGTATGGTTTTAGTTGTTAATTCGTTATTGGCACGAATCAGTTTTACGGTATCATTACTGGTTGATGCAGAAACCGTTTTAGTTGTTAGAATCATCTGAATTTGAATGGATCATTGGTTGAAAAATCTAATATTTGTAAAGATTCTTTTTGTATTTGATCTACTTCATTTATAATACCTTTGGCAATCCATGTAACTTCATGATCTACTATTTTGGCTCCATTGTAGTTTGGCCATTTAGGTTCTGATACACCTGAAGTATTCATTCCATAGATGTCAAATACTTCATAATATAATCCTGTCCAATTATCAATAGTAGGAAATGCTTTATCTCCAATAGCATATGCTAAATTAGGATTCCATTCACTTGATCCAGTTGGCATAGTTGATGTATTGACTTCAGGCTGAAACACTTCATCTAAATCATCTATTTCAGTAATGCCTGTATCAATTTTCTCATTACTATATTTAAACAGTTCACATTCTATTTTAATGAAAGGGATAGTCCCAGTAGGATAGAAACTCGTTCTATTTTCAGACACAAAGGTAATTTCAAATAATGAATTATTTAAAGGAAAAAATATTAAATCACCTTCTCTTACTTTAGGCATGTCGGTTAAACTGGTGAATTTTCTTGGATTGACTGATAAAGTTAATTTATCTTTTAATTCTATACCAAATTTAGATAGAATCTCACCTTCACCTTCAAATGAATCGGTACTTTCTATAAAAAATTCAACATTATAATATGATTTAAATGATGATTCGGCTTCACCAAATACATAATCTATCGTATGATACTCTCTGGGAATATATTTACAATCTATCCCATTAATCTCGATAAGTTCTGTAGCAAGATTATGTAAAAGTTGCTGTTCGTTATCATTATTTTTAAAATTATTGAAATATGAGTTTGTGGCCATAAAAATATACCCAAATAAAACTATTTATAATTAAACTCTGTCTGGCTATCATGTTATAATGGTACTATAAATAAAGGAAAAAATATGAAATCTGCTATTTTCAATCCGTTTTCGCCAATTCCCAAATCTCCAAAGTCTCATACCCGGGGTGGTGCAGTTATATGGGCACAAAGATTAAATGCCGATATATTAACCAAGAATGACAATATCATGGATTATGATTTATTGTTTTGGGATCATGGTCCCAATTTCAGTGGATCTCCTAATCTATTCGGTGGGGTAGATGATGATGTGGCTCAACGTCTTATCGATATCGTCGAATCAGGTATTACGGTAATATCGTTAGAACATAGGTTGTCGGATTGTACTTACACTAGTCGTATTAATACATGTAAAAATTCAAAAAGTACTTCAAAATTAGTTACTGATGAATTTATTGAAAAATATAATGTGTGGGAAAAAAGTGATTTAGCCAATAGTACAATTACCCAACAAAAATTAGGACTAACGGAGTCTATTATTGGAGATTCCCACGTATTAGCATATTCGAAACCCAATCAAAGCGTATATCGAATAAATGGCCAGTTATTGCATTCTGCGTTAAAAACGGGATTATTACCATTTATTCAGAAATATACGTCCAATAAGAAAATAACATTATGCTTAGGATCAATTGATGTTAGATTCCATGTATTAACTAATAAGGAAGACCCTGTAGATTATGCTCAACGTTATATTAAAGAAATTAAAAAATTGACAAATGACGGATATGATATATCAGTATGTGCCGTTGTTCCTATTGAATATGAAGGTAGACGTATACCTAATACTGGCAAATATAAAAAGCAATCGTTTTTTGGAGATAGACATGCTAGGTTAAACTGGACCGTCGCATTTAATTCAACATTAATCAGTTCAAAGGTTAAAACAATATATGCTCCATTGAAATGGTATTCTATGGACGGTGAACAATATGCAAAGGAATATATGGAATTAGGTGGATCAGTACATATGTCTCCATTATCTTATAATAGCGTTATTGATTGGGAGAAATTGAATGTTAGTAAATGATAAGTATTATTCCGAATTTCTTCGTTATGCTGAAATGGCAAAATGGCAACAGGCTAATTCGAACTTAGGAACGATATTACATAAGGATACACCATATGATGATGATTTAATTAAAAATATTCATTTATATGACGTCGTAGAGAGAAAGTATGCAGGATTTGGACAAATATTATTAGATATGAGATATGATAAAGAATCACATCCATATAAAAACAAATTAACACCAATGAGAACCAATATTATTGAAACGTTTGAAGGTAA